GCTTCAGCTGCCATAACAACCGCAGGTTCACATGGTGGAAATCATAGCAAAACAGGCGGTGACTCTACCTTTACTGGTACTGGAGTAACCCTCGTTGCAGGTGGCGGGAAATCTGTAGGAAGCCCAGAGAACCGCGCAGGTGGTGTTCCTACAGGACATGACGGTGGTGGTAACGGTGGCTCTGGTGGTTACGGCGGTAATCACGCATTTGGACCCAGCTACTCAGGCGGCGGCGGGGGTGGCGCTGGTGGCTACTCTGGTAATGGTGGTGAAGGTGGCTCTGCTTATCCGAGTGGCACAGGTACAGGCGTTTCTGGCTCTGGCGGCGGCGGTGGTGGAGGCGGTGGTTCTCGTGACAGTAACTCTGGCGGCTATGTTTGGGGGCCTAATCATGGAGGTAACGTAGGCGTTAGAGGCCAAGGTAACAATGGCGCTGGTGGTGGAGCCTCCGGTGATGGCTCCGGTACTGGAGGTAACCCCTACCCTACAGCTGGCGGAATTGGTAGCACTGAAGCTTCCGGTGGCTTTGGCGGTGGCGGTGCTGGTGCTGGGATAAATGGTGGTTTTAATGGAAGAGGTGGTGCAGTACGTATTGTTTACAAAGTAAGCGCATTCAGCTTCCCCTCAACCAACGTAGGATAGGAAATATATCATGGCTATAACACCCGCACTAACAGCGCGTCTTGCAACAGAAATGAGACTGCAACGATATGTTCTTATGCAAGAGAGTGATTGGATGGCAACATCTGACCGCACATTAACTTCTCAAGAAGCTGCATACCGTACTTTGCTAAGGGACGTACCAGAACAGGCCGATTTTCCTGACACAATAAACTGGCCTACTAAGCCCTAACTGAGGTACTATTAAATGAACCAAGTAACCTTGACACCTGATGAGCTAGAGGCTATGCTAGATAGAGCAGCTAAGCGTGGGGCTAAGTTAGTCCTGCGTGAACTTGGCTTACATGATGAGTCTGCATCTGTAGATATACGTGAGATACGTAGCTTGCTTGATACATGGCGTCAAACACGCCTAAGTGTTTGGAATACATTCATAAAGATAACAACTATTACTGTATTTACCTTCATAGGGATGGCAATCTGGATGAAACTAGGTAACTAATAAGGACTATTATAATGGCTAAACGATTTGCAGGTTTCACCCCTGAACAGATAGGTAAGATTATACCTGAGATGCAGGGTATGCAGGCTGATGAACAGGCTCTCTTCTTGGCATCAAAACCGGGAGCGTCTGCATCAGAGCGTCTTGCTAAGATGACTATAGCTGCACAGAAACGCATTGGTATGGCTGATGGTGGTCTGGCTCAAGCGCAAAGTAGGCCAGATTTGCGATATGGTACTCCTCAGCCAAGTACCTTACAGGAGGTCCCTTTTGATGAGCAGGCCCCTTTATGGACTCAGGGAATTGCAACTCAGGGGCCTGAAAACAATCCAGCAGCACAAATTGGCAGACCTTACGGCCCACGAGGAGGGCTAAATACTAGTCAACTGCCCCAAGGGCTAAATACTGGTCAACTGCCCCAGCTGCAAGGTTTTGGCCAAGGAACTGGGGGAGGTCAGGGTCCTTTACCCACAGACCCAAGTTACACTACCCCAAGAGGCGGCTATAACATGAGTCAGGGGCCTGATAGCATGAACAGGAGCAGTATGAGCAGGCAAGAAGCTCCGCTCACTGGTACTGAATTAAATGCAGCCCAACAAAACTTAGCGGATTCCAACGCAGCAGTGCAGGCGGCTATGGCTGCTCAAGCTGCTGACCCTTCTAATGAAGATGCTGTAAAGGCAGTAATAGATGCAAGGGCTGCAGCTAACAATGCAAAACAAGCAGCAGCAGCAGCCTATACTGACTTTAAAACTACGGAAGTGCCAACAACAGCAGAGTTTACGGCCAGTGCAACACAAGACCCTAGTTCAATTACAAGTAAAGCTGATGTAGTTAAGATATCAGATGCAGACGCCGAAGCAGGCAAGATTGCAGCAGGCACAGGTCAAGCCAATCCTAACGCACCAGTAGTAACTACTGAAACTGCTGCAACCGCAGAAGATGTAGCTGCCCCAACAGCAGAGGATGCAGTAACATACACACCTCTCTCTGTAGAGTCTACAACACAGGATGTACTTGATCGCCTTGAGGCCGCTACAGGCAAGCCTAGTGATCAAGCTCTCGTAGACGCACAGTCAATGACACCACAGGATTTAGCTCAGCTAGGCCTCAGTGCTGCACAGATTGCAGATGCACAGAGAGTACAGGCTACTGATCCACGTACTCTTCAAGAAGGCGAGATGATCTCAGGCTCCACGGTTGATATGGATCGTGTTAAAGCTGAGACTAACTTTGCTGCTGCTACAGGTGTTCCTTCTTCTGATGCTACTGTAAAGGGTCAGCTTACTAGTCTTATGGAGGACTTTGAGGGTAATAGCCCTCCTGCATGGGCTGCTGGTGCTATGAGGGCTGCTACAGCTACTATGGCTGCACGTGGTTTAGGTGCTTCCTCTATGGCAGGGCAGGCTATTGTCCAAGCAGCTATGGAAGCAGCATTACCTATAGCTGTACAGGATTCACAGACATCAGCAAAGTTTGAATTAACTAATCTTAGTAACCGCCAGCAGACTGCTATGTTTGCTGCAGAGAAACGTGCTGAGTTCCTTGGGCTAGAGTTCACCCAGAGCTTTCAGACACGTGTAGCTAACTCAGCTAAGATATCAGAGATTGCTAACATTAACTTTACTTCTGAACAACAGATAGCTCTTGAGAATGCTCGAATGGCTCAGTCTGTAGACCTCTCTAATCTTACTGCTGCTAACGCTAAAGTGATGGCAGATTCTGCAGCCATGACACAGTTGGACCTCACTAACCTCAACAACCGTCAACAGGCGCAAGTACAGAATGCTAAGTCTTTCCTAGATATGGATATGCAGAACCTTGCTAATGAACAACAGACTACTCTCTTTAAGACACAAGCTATGACTAGTGCATTACTGTCTGATCAGGCTGCTGAGAATGCCTCTAAGCAGTTTAACGCTTCAAGTGAAAATCAAACTGCCCAGTTCTTCTCTAACTTGTCATCACAGGTGTCTATGTTCAACAACGAACAGACTAATGCTATGAACAATTTTAATGCTGGTGAAACAAATGCAGTATCAAAGTTCAATGCAGCACAGAAGGCGGCACGAACACAATTCAACTCAACTAATGGTCTTATTGTAGCACAGGCTAATGCTGCATGGTCGCAGGCTATTACAACATCTGAGACTGCAGCACAGAACCAAGCGAACCGTGACTCTGCAATCGTTGAGAATGAGTTTACTATGACAGCATACAATAATGTAATTCAAGAAGAACGTGACTTAATTAGCTACGCATTTAGCTCCTCTGAGAGTGTAGCGGAACGACAGGTACGTATTCAGATTGCTTCTATTCAAGCTGAGACTAGTGAGCAGCAAGTACAGGCTCAGGTAGATATGGCAAAGGGTGCAGCTTCTGGTGCACTTAAAGGAAAGGTCGTAGACTTAGGTCTGCAATGGCTTTCCAAAAAAGTCCTAGGCATCTGATATAATCAGATAGCACTGGATACAAATCGTGGGATTAATAATAGGTATAATAATAATGGCACTTCTTTCACAATCACAATCAGATAATATGGAAACTATTGTAGCCCGTATTAAGAAACAGGCGTTAGAAGCACAACAAGAGTTAGTTTCTAGTTCTCAAAGTACGTCTAAAGGCGTGATGAGTAGCCTTAGACCTAAAGCTAGGCCTGAAAGTATTACACAGACTGACATTGTTAATAATACAATTAGTAGACTGCGTGATAAGGCTAATCTTGCTATAGAAGAGCAACCAGAAATCCTCCTTGACGTGGGTTTTGATGTAGAAGCGTTTACATCTAAGCCTGCTGTAACAGAAACTGTATCTACTAGAGATTTACGTATTGATGAGAGTGTAGGACCAAAAGCTAGGCCAAATGAGCCAGAGGTTAAAACTGATGCTGTTCCTACTATGCCTAGTTCTACAGAAAGTAATGGCTTGATGAGTAGC